CATCAACTAATTGTTTTTGAACGACCGAATAGGCGGCCATAATTGGGCCTCCTTTCGGCGATTAAACGTCGCGCTTAACGAACTTGGTCGAGTCGATCATCAAGGTCGCGAGATAGCCTCGGAAGGCTACGGTCCTGGACAATGTTGAAGGCGTGTCGATACTGATCGCGCCTTTAGCCTGCTCGAACACTTCAAAGCCGTCGGTATTGCCGACATACACTTGCGCGTCCAAGTTGCGATCCACTACGAGACGCAAGCCGAAAGCGGAAGCGTCAACGGAGGCCGGGTTCATTGAACCATAAGCGTTCATCGGTCCTACTTGTGGGAACAATGGACGACCTGCGTCATCGGTCAAAGTACCGAGGGCTTGGAAATATTCCGGCGACACGATGAGTGCGTTAGGAAGGTTTCCGTTTGAGTTAACGAGGATCGTTGTCGCGGCTTCGTAAACGAATGAAGCCCAGTCGGCGGCGCTTGTTGAGTCGGTCAAGGTCGCGGTTTGTGAGACTTGACTTTCAAATTCTGAACAAGCGTAAGCGTCGGTCTGATTTGCATAGATTCGAGCCATGTCGTCAAGCAAAAGCGAGAGGACTTCCGGCTGTGTCCAATCGATTGAGGCTTCGGATACTGATACGTATCCGCCGAAAATTTTCTTTGTTACTTGCTCATCGCTGATAACGAAAGTTCCGTCTGTGATGGTCTGGGATTCGGTTTCCGGTCCGCCAATTGAAGTATGGGTCGTGACCTTTGGACGAATGAAAACTTTTCCGCCTTGTGGCATTGCTTTTGGCTGCATTGCATCGATGAGCGGGCGCAAGCCTCGGAAATTGTTGTAGACAGGCTGAACAATTGGAAGGGGAAGCACACCATCAAGCGAGCCTCCGAGCGTGTTTACGTCTGGCGCGGCGGCCTGAATTTTCGCGTTCATTTCTGCCGCGACTGATCCGCCCTGCATAAATGCCGAAATATATTCGGCGGCGCTTGGAAGTTTGAAAGCCTGCTTTGGTTGAGCAAAAAGCGGAGCGATCGTTGACGCTTCGATTACGGCTGGGGTTTCTACTGATTCGGACATTTCGTTTTCTCCTTGTGAGTTCTCTACTTCATTAAACACTACTTCGGTTTCGTTTTCGTGGATATCCTCCGCGTCGGGGATACTGGCCGCGATTTGGTTTATGACGGCGCCGGCGACGGCCCCATGAGGGACCATTGAAAGCTCGAACCAGTCCGCCGAAAGGATTTCCATTACTCCGTCTTTTGTGTAACGGAATTTAATCGGATTTACTCCGACCGACACTTGATCGACGACCCCATCTTGGGCCAAAACCAAAAATTCGTTTCCGAGAGTTGTCTCCGAAATTTTGCCAGTAAAAAGAACCGAATTTTCGGCTTCGATTCGTTCGGTCAAAATGCCTACCGGCTGACTGGAATCGTGATACATAAAAATTTTAGGCGCTGGACCGTCAAGCGGAAGCGAGCCTTTCGCGAATTTGACGCGAGTCCCATCGGAAACCGTGGCTTCAACACCATAAACGACCGCGACGCCGGAAACGGTTCGGCGAGCTGGAGCGTCTGGCGCGGCGGCGTCAACTGTGAAGTTTTGCGGGGTTAAACGAATCATGATCGAATCCTAAACCTATTGAGTCGCCATTTCTGGCATATCTGATATTTCGTCCGGGGAATCCATCGGTTCGATTTCCTCAACGTCTCCGCCCATGTAATCCTCGGCCAAAAATTCGGACGTATCGAAACGGACTTTTGTTCCGCGCGGTAGGACGTTATCGCTCGACAATGTTTCCGCGATACAATTCATGAGCGGGAGGCAACCAAAGGTAACGAGATCAATACGCGACTGCGAGGCATTCTGATATGAATATGACCCGGTAGAAACGCCGACCAGATAAGGCGGGACGCCCATCGCGCGCGAGAGGTCTTTCGCGCTGTAATCGGCGGAGTCGATCAAAAGCATTCGGTCCGGCGTCGCGCTCGTTTCCGTGTATGTCAAGCCTTGCGAAATCACGGCCGTCTGGTTAGTCATTCTGGCGAGGTTAAATTGTGCGGCGAGTTGCTGGAGGTCCTCCGCGCTCATCGGTTCCCCTTCGGTAATTTTTAGAACGCCGGCAGGAATAGACGATGAAGCGTTTCGAACGCGAGCTTCCTCAATGCGAAGCGCGGTTTCTATTGCGCGTCGTGAAGTGAAATTTAAACCTTCGATCGGGCTTAGAAATTGGATAACGTCGCGCGAGTCAAGAGGCATTCCGTTAAATTGAATTTGATTTGACGGGCCGTAAAAAATTCCTCCCTGCTGGTCCAAGGTCTGGACCATATTGGAAGGTAGCCGCGTAAAGTTCAGGGGATATCCGTCGGCACTACGCTCGACCACCCACCAGAAAGCCCGACCGGTGAACAGAAGATCATCGGCCGTCCAAGAAAGTATGAAGTTATTCGTCACGGATTTATCAATTCGCCCGATCCATGATCTAGGCGCAAGATCGATCTCCGACATTTCGCGTTCGGTTTCGGACCATACTTCGCGATACATCTCTAGTTTTAAATTGCCGATCGTTCCACATATGAGATCGCGTGAACGTGTAACCGTCGGAAGGCTCATCGCGCGAGCGCGCATTTCTGACGCCGAATAGGAAATGAAGTTTCCAATTTGTGACGCGCCGACATTCGATCCAGCGGCCGCGACTATTGCGGGAGCCGGCGAAACGGTTTCGGTCTTGCGATTAAATAAAGCCATTTCTAGATTATGTCACGGGAAGCGGCCGATCGGGACGATATCCGATCCCGACGAAAGGCAAGGTCAACCGACCGACCGCCGGCGACGATCTTAGTTCGGCATTACGAAAACTAGCGGTTTCGAATTTGTTGTCGGTCTTGCGGCCATAGCGGCGGCCCAAATTAAACATCGGCAGAGTTCGATAGGACCTGGACTCCGTTGACTTGATACCGCGACGGAACCTTGGGTTCTTACCGCGACGGCTCTTTGAACGTGTTCGGCGAGCATGGTTTCGCCCATATGGAGAACGCGCCCTTCGTGAATCATTTGTTTAACGACTGGCGTATATTTCAAAATTTCTCCGTAGCCGACAACGACGCGACGACGCTCAAAACTTGGAGGACAGTGAACGTCGATCGTCGGACTTATTGCGAAACGGACCGACGGATTTTTTGTTTCGTTCAAGATTTTTTCCCAAAGTTCGGAATACGTTTCCGCCATAAATGCGACCGTACAAACGACGCGCCCATCTGGGAGCGAAGCGGCGCGCACACCAAAGAAACGCGACTCGTCCATTGACGCTTCGACGGCGATCACTCCGCCGGCGGGCATTGGTCCATCATGCCGGAGCGCGGGCCAACGGCCCGTCTCGATCCAGCCCTTCGAAACGGTAATCCATAAATTTATCGAGCTTCTTAAGTAGGCGGCGCGGTCGGGGCCGTCGCGCTCGGCTCGAATTGTTTGTGGCCTTAACGTCGTTCCAAGACTTGGGTTAGCCCAGCCGAAAGCAAGATCGGACATTGGATCAAGGTCGGGAGGCGGACTCCATTCCATGAAAAGGAACGGCGACGGTTTCCCTTCGTCAATGAGGCGAAGCCCGTTTTCTCGGTAGCGAATAAAGGCCGTACTGGCCTCCGTCCCAGCCGTCGAAAATAGCGCCATATGAGGCGACCGGCGCGCACGTTGAGCCGGCTCTAAACCCATCGAGAGAACTTGTTCGGAGATATCAAAAATTTCGTCAGCGATCGCGAGATCAATACTCATACCGTGACCGATGGAAGGACGCGGCGCTTTCACGAACCAGCGCGACCCGTCCGGCATAGTCGCCTGATAACGGCCATACGACCAAATTATATGAGCGCCTAATTTTTCTAATTTTGGCGCGAGCTCATCGAACATGAGGCAGGCGAGGTCCAGTCGGTGAGCGGTTGAAACGACCGTTTGTTTTTGGCCGCGAATCTTTGGCATTTCAATTAACCAAAAAAGTATGAGGCACTGGGCGACGGTCGTCTTGCCATTTTGCCGCGCCACACTCAAACAACTAGAACGATGAGTTAAATCCATTTCCCCATCGTCCGCCGGCGCAAAACTTAAAACGCGATCCAAATAGTGACGTTGCCAGTCCATGAGCTCTACGCCGAGATACTTCAAAGCCATGTCCCCCACAAGCGCGCCCCACGATCCGACCGCTTCCGGGCTAGTCGTTTCCAGTCGGGGAAGTGCCCGGCCAGTCGTCGCCAGTTCTGGCCAGTTTGAGTCGTTCTTGATAAAGAG